CTAAGTCGTACATTTCCATCATGTCGGCGACAGCCGCAACGAATGCGTCGTCGGCCTTTAGACCTTCAGCCTGGTAGCCGCGCATGAACGTGAGCGTCTTCGAAACAGCTTCGGGATTGAAGTCGTCGCTGGACTCGTTGAAGATCGGGAACATGTTCTCGGCTTCTTTCGTGAGTGAGTCGAGGCTCTTCTCAATCGCGTCCTGGCCCATCGTCGAAGTCGACTCTGCGACAGCTTCCGCCTTGAACTCAGCCTTCTCAGCTTCACGAATCTCGCGGCGCTTCTGGCCGGCGTCTTTCGTCTTGCCATCGAGCAGGAGAGCCATGTAATCATCTTCGGCTTTGTCGAAGTCAAACTTTTCGACAGCAGCGTCTTCCTTAGCATTGTCGACTGCCTGCAACCTGGCAATCTCCGCCTCGGCGTTCTTCATCCGAGTATTGACTTCATTGAAGCGGCTGCGAGGTATGCCTTTGTCTTTCGGCTCCGGCTTGTCCTCTTCCTCTTCCTCTTCCTCGTCTTCTACGTCGTCCTCATCGCCATCATCTTCTGCTGATTCAGAATCCTCTTGATCGCTATCGTCAGCGTCTTCATCCTCGGCCTCATCGCTGGACTTGTCGGCGTCGTCTGCATCTTCCTCATCATCTGATTTCTCGTCCGAGTCTTCTGACTCTTCGTCGTCCTTCTCTTCCTCGGTCGCATCTTCTTCTCCCACACTGTCGCCCCTGTCGAGAGCAGTCAGGTCGTCTGTGTCGTCGGCAGGATCGCCACCATAGTATGAAAGTTGTTCTGCTTCGCGTTCCGCCTCGTCTCCAAGGTCTGTTGCTAGTACAGCATCGTCCGCGAGCCCCTCGTTGGGGTCTTTTTCCTTGCTCATTGTGCTCTCCTTTTAACGCCTCGTGGGCGGGTTTTTATCAGCCTATTTTTTGCTGGCAGGCTGTTTACCAGTTTCTGGCTTGTTGGATTCAAGCTGCTTTCCAGCTATCACCAACGACGCCTTGTCTAAATCTGTCTGTCGCTTCAGTGCGGAGTCGGTACGCTTGGCCATTGAACCAATCTGCGCGATCGTCTCTGCACTGCCTGTCTTGTTCTGCATCAGCTGAATCCTGGTTATCAAGTCCATCTGATTGTCGCGTGACTGCGTTTGCATCTTCTCAATCGCTACTCGCGCTTCTGTTCCAATCTTCAGCTGGTCAATCTCTGGCTTGGAAGCAGTTGCGCCTGCTTCGGCCTGGAGTTTGCCTGCGCTCGCCATACGTTCTTGCGCATGCGCTTCTTTCAGCTGTACGTCGGCCGCGAGGGCTCGCATCTGCAAGTCGTCGAGTGCCGCCTGTCGTTCCAGTTCTGCCTCGGTCGGTGCGGCCAGTCCTTGTATACCCTTGACGATTTCCGCGACTTCTTTGCTGTTCGACAGCTGCGAATTTTCGATCAGGGTATGATCGGGGATCTGGACGCCGGCCTCGCGCATCTGAACCAATTGTTCGAATAATACTTCATCATACGTGTCACGTCGAGGTACGCTGTTGATAGTTACAGAGTATTCTCCAATCGTGAGGTCATTCTGTATCTCGTCAACCGACTCCATGGTTTCTTCATCGAGCACAGACACTGGCTGGTTTAGAGCCACTTCTTCCTGAATGTCGTCGCCATCCTCATTCTTCGAGAACACCTGTATTAAGCGTGTCTCAGAATAGTGTGACTGGATGATTTGCAGCATGAGTCTTGCACGCAGCTTGCGCGTGTAATCCAGGTTGTCGAAAATGATTTCCTGTTGAACCAGACCGCCTCGTCGGCGCGATTCCAATGCCTTCGAAGAGTCAGAACGTCCCGCGCCAAGCATCGCTTCGTTGACGCCAGAGATCTCCCGGAAGAACGTCCCGGCTTTGGCCGAGATCTGGTCGAGGCCCGTCGGCACCGAGTTGGCAGTAATTTTTGTAGGTGGTAGGTCGCCATCGTACTCAATAACAAGACCGGTCTTCGCACCTTGGTCGGCCAGGTCGTCTGCATCCATATTGACGAGCGTGCCTGACTTGAACATCCAGCCGCTGTTCGCGGTCGTGTTGACAACGTGCAGTTCCTGCGACGTTACCTTATTCAGCATTTCCTGCGGAGAGATTAGGTTGCGGACGAGTCCAAACGGACGACCCCGACGGAAATAGGGGAAGTACGGGATGATGGAAATTTGCTCGAAGACGCTCCAATTGTCATGCAGGAGAATCCTGTCCGCAGATATTGTGACACGAACTCTTCGCTCAGGCTTCCACATAACGAAGAGATCAAGTTTTGCAGCGAACTCTGCAATTCGCTCTCTGCTCCATCCTTCAGGGACTCGTCGCATATCACCACTTTCTTGGTCGACAAAGAATGCTGTGCGAGTAAGTCGTTTGTATTGTCGTTCAATAACTCGGATTCGCTTGACGCGCTTGATGTCTTCTTCAGTGGACTGAAAAAATATTTCGGAGTTGTAGTGATTGCCGGAAAAGTTCGGAGCCTCCCATTCCAAGGAGTCATGACCAAAAGTTCCGTTAGCTGCTGCGAGGTCAACTTTATCTTTGAATTCTGGGCCATACAGTGCTCCAATTTCTTCTGGGGTCATCCAGCGCGATATGAATACTTCTGACCAGGTGGCCGGGTCGTACTCTTTTGCGCCGGGGTCGAGAATGACATCGGTCGGATCAATTATGATTTCCCGAATCTCGCCTTGCATGTTGTCGCTGAAGTCGAGGTAGTAATATGTGTAGCCCCGGTCCTGAATCAGACCGTCCTGGAACATCATCTTCTCTTTCTGTTCTGAGTCGTTGTTCAGCGCGATCTGCTTGAACAAGAAACGAAGTGAGTGCGCAGTGTCGGCGTGTGCGCCCTTACCCTGCGGTACGAATGAAATGTCCTGGCGCGAACGGATGTACTCACCCGTTACGGCGTTGACCGTAGACAGCACCAAGTTAACTGTGTGGTGTGGGCGTCGCTGTGCGTCGAGGACTTGTTTCGTTTCCTCTTCCCACTGCTCGCCGTAATAGAAGTCGTCGAACTTACGCGCTTCTTCAACGTAGTCTAGGTGACCTGCGTCACGAGCCCTGGTGTATGCCGACCATTGGCCTTCGATGATGCGATCCGCTTCATCAGACTGCGCCTTAAGGTGCTCTGGGTTTACTTCCGCTGGCGAGTCGCCACCGAAAGCGTTAATTCCATTTTCTTTCATTTATGCCGCCATTGAGCTGTTGGTGCTTTTGTGTCCGGATACGTATCCCGCGAGTTTTTTCTTCCAGCTTTTGGACTTGTCGGATTTCGGCCGGCCAGTTCCAATGTAACGCTGTGTCGCAAGCATTTTACCAATCCACGCATCGGCGTCTACGCGGTCGTCTTTTACACCGTTCGGGAATCGTAGCAACTCATTAAGATGCTCGTCAACCCACAGGGCGCCCTCTGGCCAGAATACCTTTCCGTGCGACATCAAGCCCTGTATTGCTCTCGCACGAAGTTCCTTGTCCGACTTGCCAGGAGCAAGCTCCTCTATGTGCATGTCGTACAACTTCTCTTCTCGGATTCGAGCGTTTATCGAATCCTCCATGGTCATGGAAATATGTCCCTTCTCCAGACCAAATCGTCGGGGCTTCCACTTCTCGTGGATCTCAACCATCACATCGATGATCTCTTTCGTACCCCACCCACGTCCTCGGTATTCCTCAAGCACGTAGATATTTTCGTGTTCATCAACTCCTACTACCATGAAGACGGTCCAGTCAGCCTGTTCCTTCTTCGAGATAGCCAAATCCCCCGCAGCATAAATGTCCATGAACTTCGGAGGGTTCGAAGTGTAGTATCGTATCATCTTCTTGGCAAAATAGGCACCCTCTTCAACCTGCGGGTTCTGCTGGAACAGTGCGGCCCAATCTCGCGGTGCCAACGTGCGCTTTATCTTTTTCAGAGCACGAATCGGATATCTATCAGAGTGCAGAGCCTCTCCCTGCCGGCGGTACTTCTCGTCGTGCGTCGCGATCGCAGGAAAGTCAACTACCTTCCACTCATCCGCGTCGTCTGGCCATTCGCCGGTTTCCTGCTTTTCTTTCTCGGCTTCGCGCATTTCTGAGAGCAGCCAGCCCGACAAATCGTCATCATGCCAGCGAGTCTGAATGACCAAAACGCCGCCGCCTGGTGCGAGCCGTGTGTAGGCAGTGGACGAGTACCAGGATTTCGCGCCTTCCCGGATTGTTACCGATTCTGCCTCTTCGCGGTTCTTCACGGGGTCGTCAATCAGTAAGATATGAGCGCCGCGACCGGTAATTGGGCCACCGACGCCGGCCGCTAACATTCCACCCCCGGTGCGTACGCCGTGCTTGTCTGCGAGCCCCCATCTTTCCACGGCCTCGTTGTTTTTCATGATCTGAAGACCATCGAAAAGCAGTCCGTAGTCGGGAGAGCGCACCAGTTCCTGAATTTTGCGCGAGAAATCCATCTGTAGCGACTGCGCGTACGACGTATTGATGAATTCGTGGTGTGGGTGCCGGCCCATGTGCCAGGCCGGGAAGTATTGCGACGCCAGCATCGATTTTCCGTGCCGAGGCGGCATGGTAATCATCAATCTGGGTGATTCGCCTCGCGCAACAGCATCGGAGAACTCCATTAGCTCTTCGCAAATGACCTTGTGTACCCAACCAGCCAAATATGTCGACTCATACCGCTTTACGAACGCTAACAGGTGCCTTTTGGCTAGTTCGCGCTTGTAGAGTTCCTGGGTTGCGCGGTCTTTTTGGGTTAGGGCTGTCTTTTCCGCGCGTTTTGCGGCGAGTGCGGCCTTCTTTTTCACCTTCCGCTTTTTGCGGACAATATCACTCTTATTCTCCGCTTTTCGTGCGGAGATTTTGTTCGCCTGCATGGCCATTGCCTGCTCGTGCCTGCACTGCAAGCACTCACCATCTTCGTGGTTAGTAGTCTTGCGACACTGTTGGCACTTTTGGCGCGTCTTCAACTGTGTTGTCATCCGTGACCTTTGGCGCTTCGAGTTCCGGCGCATCCGTTATATCCTCATACTCAGCATCGAGTACCAGATCTGTCATGTCCGCGAGCTTCATTAGCTCGTCCGTTCCCATGAACTCCAGCTGTCCGGTGACGTTGTGGTCGTGCTTGACCTCGATCACCTTCGGCTTCTCCAGTCCGTGCAATTTTACCATGGCCGATATCGCAGCAATCTGCTCCGTTGCCGTTTCGGCATTACGATGTGCGTCCATGTACATGTCGTGCGCTTCTCTGCGCGAAAAATCCACCGCGTCAGCAGTTGCCTGCATGCGCTCAATCATCGCTGCCTGCACGGTCTCGTTTTCCTCGTAGCGCTGCGGACTGCTCGCGCCGGCAGCAGAGGCTGACGCCAATTGTGTCATTCCATCCAGGCGGCAGTCAACGTAAACGCGCTGCTTGGTGGTTAGCTTAAGATACGATTTCGAGCTTGACATCGTCGGTCAGTGCCTCTCCGTCTGAGCCCACAATCGCAGGCTTCGGATCTTCAGACTCTTTCTGCTCGGCCAGGTCGTGCATGTCCTGCACTGACGTCATGAGATTCGCCATGATGTGGTTCGCCGTATTCGGCGCTCCCTGAATAACGATCATCAGGCGTGCCACTTCATCGCTCGGCTTACTGATCGTAACCGGTATGACCTGCACGTCGTGATCATCGTTCTGGATGTAGTCGAACAGTTCCTGGATGGTTGATGTTTTCGAAAGGCTCAATGTTGTACTCCCATTATTTTGCTGGTCTGCGCCGGTGGGTTAATTATTTTGATGCAATGGTGTAGCGAGTATAGTCCGCCTTTGTATGGCACGTCCACCTCCAGGTCGACTGACTTCTCCTCAACCATCGCCATGCACACCAGCTGCAGCCAATGATCCATGCGCACGCTGTCGAGCGCAGTGCGCCCATTCACAATATCGTTGATCCAGTCGCTCGGGTTGCTACACTGTAAAACCGTGCTCTTCTGCGATGTCATCGAGACAGGCTCGTACAGAGTCCTCTGCGTAGTATCCCTGCTGTTTGATGGTGTGGACTCTGTGGCAGTTGGCACAAAGGACTCGACATTTCCGTATCTCAGCACGAAGGATAGGACTAGCCCACGAATATCCGTCAACAATAAGGCGAGAGATACTCCGATGTTTGTTAGCTGGGTTCTTATGGTCGTACTCGAGTTTTCTTGGATCACGTTCTCCACATTCATGGCATCCCTTCCCTGATAGGTACAGCATCGACTTCAATCTCGTGGCGACGCGTGTACGTTGTTTTAGTTGGCTCGCGGTGAGCAACAAATGCTTCCGCGTCTTCTTCTTCTTCTTCCGCTTAACGGATGGCTCAGTATGCTCATAATCCGGACCCGCATTGGATGGCCGGGTTTTCTTACACAAGGGAAGCGCGTCGCACGCTTCGTCTCTCCGCAGTTGACACATGTCAAAAACGGATACGTCGCCGTACGAGGTTTAGGGTTGGGGTTACCCCTCGCCATCTGCCAGCGCTTGTTTCGCTATCGCTTTAGCCGGGTTTGTAGGGCAGCATGGATTCCTGTGCCCGGGCAAGCGCTTGCGCAAAAGGTTCTTCGCGCCATCCATCATTCAACTGGTCGGCCATGTCCCTGACGCCACACAGGCAAGTAGGACAAAAATTCGCAGGCAGGATTCCAATGTCACCTGTGATGCCACCTTCCATTTCAAGATTAAAGTCACACCCGCATACGCTACATACGATGTCCGGGACGGCCGAGTAGTCGCACAACTTAACAGGGTCTTTTTTCATGGGGATCTCCAACATGTAATACACGCCCTTGTAATCATAACATCGACACTCACTGTCTTCATAAAAAAGTACTCCATGATTACG